TTGGGAGAAGTCTAGAAAAAATGATAAATAATAATTGATTACCTTTGCAGTATTAACTTAAATATAAAATAATGAAAAAAGTAGAAAAACAAGAGTTGGAAAATTTACAAGAATTAAATTCAAATTTCATAAAACTTAAAACTCAATTGGGAGATTTAGAGTTGCAAAAACAATTGATACTAGAACAAGTTTCTATTATCAAAAATAAATTTGCACAAACAGAAAAAGAATTAATAGAAAAGTACGGTGACTCTGCTGTGATTAATTTACAATCAGGAGAGATTACTGAAAAAGAACCCGAAAAAGAAAAATAATAAGATGGCAAAAATAAGCAATACTACATCGTATCCTAATCAATCTCCGATTGTTGGGGCAGATTATTTAATTGGAACTGACGCAAATTCAAATCCAATTAAAAAGCAAACTAAGACTTTTACGTTGGCAGATATTGCTCAATTTGTTATAGACGAAGCATTTGATGGGAATGCTTGGAGACTCCCCGTTTTTACAGCTAATGCAGAAGGAGAACTTTCATTTAAACTTGTAAACTCTTTATTAAAACAAGATTTTGCAAATTTTCCTGGTGGTTGTTCTGAGTATCTTTTAAACGCAGGTAAAGATGGCAACGCTACCTTTACAACTATAAACTGCGTCACAGGTCTTTCAGAAACAACAACATTAACAGCACCATTTGAAAACGTAAACGTTATAAGCTCAGCTCCTCCTGTAATTCAAGGTGGAGCTTCAGCTGAAGTTACTGCAGTTCCTATAGCGGGTGAAATAGTTTATTTAGACAATGGAAGTGGACAAGGTGACTTAGATGTTGCAGAGTCTGTTACTGTCGGTACTAATTTAACAGTAGGAATAAATGCTAGTATAGGGCAAAATTTAAGTATTGGAGGTCAAACTCAACTCGGTACTTCTTTGTTTTTTAATAATGCTCAGGTTTATGACAAAGATTCTTTATTAGGATCAGGAGAACAAGTATTAGTATCTCAGCCTGATGGAACGGTAAGGTGGGAAAACTATCAAGGTTCAGGACTTGAATTTCAATCAGCATGGGACGCTAGAACTATTGCTGAAGGAGGAGTTTCTGACGGAGGAAATCCAGATTTGCAATCAATTCAACTTATTCCTTCAAATACAGGAAAATATTGGATAGTAAATCAAGATGGTAGTGCAGCACTTACTGATGCTAGTGGTGGAACAATTACTGACTGGAAAGTTGGCGATTGGGCAATCATATCAGAAGACATTTCAGGAAATGTATTTTGGGATAAAATTGACAATTCAGATCAAATAACTGGTCAAGGAACACCTGGGAATTTAGCTATATGGATAACAAGTAGCGAATTAGGGGATGCTCCAGTAAAAGCGGGATTAGGAACAAATTCTTTAATATTTAACAGCGCAGCTAGTGCTGATGGAGAAGAAGCAAATGCTTTTATTTCTGGCTCAGTAGCAAGTGGTGTAATGAGTTTTGCAGCAGGTAATACTGCAACGGCAAGTGGAAATTACTCATTTGCTTTAGGACAAAATACGGATGCAAGCGGAACTATAGCTACAGCAATAGGTAACAATGCAGAAGCAAGCGGAACTGCATCTGTTGCAGCAGGAAATAGAGTAGAGGCTTCTGGTGCTGGCTCTACAGCTCTTGGCCAAGACACTATAGCAAGTGGAGAAGCTTCCCTAGCAACAGGAAATGACACAGAAGCAAGTGGAGAAGCTTCTACAGCAATGGGAGAAGTCACAACAGCAAGTGGAGAAAATTCTACAGCAATGGGAAATTTCGCAACAGCAAGTGGATATATTTCTACAGCAATGGGAAGTAGCACAACAGCAAGTGGATATATTTCTACAGCTATGGGTTCAGAAACAGAAGCGACTGGGGCTTATTCAACTGCTATGGGATCTCAAACAACTGCAAGTGGAGAAAATTCTACATCAATGGGAAAGGACACAGAAGCAACTGGAGAGTCTTCAGTGTCTATGGGAAGTTCATCTGTTTCAAGTGGAACTTGTTCTTTTACTATAGGTCAAGGATCAACAGCAGAGGCAGATTATTCTTTTTCACAAGGATTTAGTGCTAAATCAAAATCAATAGGCAGTATTGCACTTGGTGAATCAACTGTGATAGATGCAACATCAGGCAGGTCTTTTGTATTAGGTGCAGAAGGACAAATATATAATTCTCCTTATGCTGGAAGTATTGGATACAAAAATATAGTACAAGTTAATCCTGCAGCTGTGACATCAGAATATTCAATTTCAATTGGATTTGAAAACAGTATAACTGGAGCAAAAAAATCTTACATTTTAGGAAATGCATCTACTTCATACGGAGATCAATCAATAGTTATTGGAAATAATTCAACTGCAACGGCAGCCTCAGTAGGCGGTGTATCAATCGGAAGAAATGCTTCTGTTTCAAATGTATATTCAATTGCAATGGGAACTAATGCACAATCAACAGCTGAGAGTGCGGTAGCAATAGGAATTAGCGCTCAAGCAGATGGACTAAATTCACTTGCGATGTTAGCGGGATTAGCCTCAGCAACTAACTCAATAGCAATTGGAAATGGAACAATTTCTAATTCAGTCGGTTCTGCCGCAATAGGATATAATTCTAGGGTAGCTGAAGACGCAGGAGTTGGTCATGTTTCCTTAGGAGCTAACAATGTTGTGAATGATACGGCAGCTACTAATCCAGGGAGTGGTAATTTTGCTATTGGAAATCAAAATAACATATCGGGTAGTTCAGGAGCAATTGGAGAACAAATAACAATAACTAATACAGCAGGTGGAGTCGGCAGAAAAAGTATTGCACTTGGTAACGACCTTACTATTTCAGGGAAACTTGGAGCGTTAGTAGTTGGTAATGATTTATCTGTCGGGACTAGCACACAAAATAACAGATTATATTTAGGAGCTGGAGGTGGAAGTGTTATTGGTTCTGGTAATTTAACCAACAGAACACAATATCAGGCTCATTTTTCAAATGGAGGAGTAAGAATAAATAAAGGTTTATGGATTAATGGAGAAAATTCAGGGACTGGAGCTCCAACAGCGACTGTATCTAGAAATAACATATTATTAGGAACAACGAATCCAAATAGCGTAGGAAGTAATGGTGCAGACGGAACTTATAATTTAAATATTGGAGTATCTAACTCTACATCTTCTACAACACAATCTTCTATTGTTGCGGGAAAATCCAATTCAATAACAGGAAATGTTGAAAGTTCTTATGTTTTAGGAACTAATAATGCTATATCAGTAAACCAGGCAATAGCATTGCCAGTTCAATCTGCAATTATTGGAAATACAAACACCTTAACTAATTCTTATTCAAGTTTTATCGCAGGTGGACAAAATCAAGTTACAACTGAGCAAAACGGATTTGTTTTAGGATATTCTAATGTAGTTTCAGGAGCAGATTCAATGTTTGCTTTTGGAGAAAACAACGAGGGGCCGACTGTGGACTCTCAAGGTAATCCAGCTAATAATTCTTTTATGTTGGGTGGAAATCTTCATGGAACAGACGGAAGTTTAGCTATTGGATTTAGAAATGACAATACTGCTTATCCAAATACAAACTTTACTTTAGGTTTAGGATTCACTAAATTTGCAGTAGGTGTTGGTACTCAAAATGATATTAACGGCCTTCTTATAACGGAAGGTGGTGTAACAAGAGGAGGCGGAGTAACACAAGTACCAAGAGTGTTGCTACCAACCATTTCATCATTTGCTTACACTAACGAAGCCGCTGCACAAGCAGGCGGGATCCCCACAGGAGGATTATTCGTGAATAATGGTGTAGTTCAAATTAACACAGGTAGCGGATCATCTACCAACCCAATATCAGGTGGCGGAGGCGGAGGTTCTTTTGTTCTTAATTTAGGAGCAGATACGGGAACTACAAACCCAGTTCCAGTTAATAGCGGAAGTACACTTTTAATATCAGGCGGCACGGGTATCGATACAGATGTTGCAGCATCACCACTAGGTGTAACTATTAAATTAGAAGATACCGCAGTAACAGCTGGAAGTTATACTAATACAAACATAACAGTAGATGATCAGGGTAGAATAACTGCAGCATCCAATGGTTCAGGCGGAGGCGGTGGAATTAGTAGCATTGAATTGTCTTCAGATGGAAATGCAACCTCAGGAAATACAATAACATCAAATGGAACTTTAGAACTTTCCTTTGACGGAACTGCAAATGAATATGTCAACGGACTTGGAAACTTAGTAAATTTCCCAACTTTAAACAATTATGACTTTGAAATCTTAGGTGACGGTGGAAATCAAGAGACAGTTGATAATGGTAATACTCTTGAGTTTGTTGGATCAGGAAATGTAACTACAGTCATTACCGATCAAGGTGGCGGTGTAAAAAGAGTTACTATTACAGGATCTTCAACCGGAGGTGGAACAGTTACTGATGTATTGGCAACAGGCACTGTCGCAGGACTTAGTATCACAAGTGATAACGATCCAAATACCCCAGAAATAACCTTAAGTGGTTCGTTAAACTTAACAAGTGGCGATGTAACTAACGCATTAGGATTTATTCCATACAACGCAACCAACCCTTCAGGATATACATCAAACGCAGGTACAGTTACAGGTGTTACGGCATCAGCACCATTAACATCTTCAGGAGGGGCAACACCAAACATTGCAATTCCTGTTGCGAGCGGAAACTCAGATGGTTATTTAGATCAAAATGATTACAACCTTTTTGCGAACAAAGTAGGCTCTGATACGGTATCGGCAGCAACATCTGCAGTCGTAGAGATTGTTACTTTAACACAGGCTGAGTATACTGCCATCGCAAGTCCTGTGGCAACAACTATGTATGTAATAATTTAAAATAATTTTATGGCGTCAGATTTTAAAGTAAATGGAATTACACCTTCATTTGGAAATATAAAGCTAGGCACTAATAATGTCTCAAAAATATATCAGGGCTCCACTAAAGTTTGGCCAAGACTTTCGCAGTCTTATTCAGCTACAGATATGCCAGGGATGGGCACATACAATATGTTGAATTTAGAAATGGCAGAAGGATTGTGGTTTGCTCAAAACGCACCAAATCTAGCTTCAAATCCTACATACACAAGTGTCACAACAAGTTCTATTACTACCCCAACAACTTTAGGATCTAACACTACAAATGATGCATGTGCAGGTGCAACATACCAAGGGCAACAATACGGAACAGCGCAACAAGGTTCTCAATCACAAGGAGCTTTTGTTTTAAGCATTGACATGACTATAACAGCAGGGCATAGTTCACAAGGAATGGCGGGTGGAATTATAGTTCAGAGAAGGAATGATGCATTATCATCATGGGTTGATGCTACTAATATGTCCGGAATACAAATGACGAGCGGAACAAATCATGGTTATCAAATAAGAAGCTCTAGTCAACCATTTGGGTTGTATAAAGATGCTACTTGCCCCACTGTTACGGGAAGCTATGGAGGCTGTGGAAGTTTATGTATAGAAGCATTTGATACACAGAGTATAAATATGGCTAGGTACTTTGCATTTGAAGAAACAGGAGATTACAGAATTATAATTGGTTCATGGTTATCAGCAGGTGGTAGTTGTTTTACCTCTGGGAACAATACAGATTATACGGCATTTGTAACTCTAGAATCACTATATGACGGAGTTCAACCTATTGTGGGAACACCTTATCATGTTTCATCTAGTTCTAATTTAAATACAACTGTTAATGCATATGCAGCTGAATTTTTTCCAGGAGCTGTAAAACAATTTTTTAGTGATGTTAATTTGTCTACACCCTTAACTACTATTCAAGGAGCTCAGTATTTTAAACCAATAAACACAAGCGGTATTGTAAATTCTATAATTAATTACGAACAATCTAGAAACGGAGAGTATACCGCAGGCTTTAATGCACAAGGAGTAAGAAATACTAATATAACTCCTCATTACAATTAATATGAAAATAAAATTTAATAACAATGGACATAAGAAAAATTTCAATAGGCGCGGACTACAAGTCTAGTGCAATGCACTATATAGTAAACCAAGAAGTACTTGGTTCAAGATATCACATACATTTAATAAAGCATGATAATGAATCTATAAAAATTTGGGTAGAAAACTCTTCTCAAGAAGTTTTTTTATGGAAAGAATTTAATCAAAACATGCCAATATCAATAGAGTATAATATCAACTTTGAATGAAGTCACCTTTTTATTTCATTGTAAAACCATTCAATGACAAAAGGTATGATAACACAAAGAAGATTGGAAATATTGATTTAATTACCAGCACCTCTAAAGAGGATCATACTGCGTCAAATAGAAATGCAATAGTAGTTGAAACCCCAATTAACTACACTGGGCCTATCAATATAGGCGATACTCTTTTAGTTCATCATAATGTTTTTAAATATTATAATGATATGAAAGGAAGAGAAAAAAGCGGAAAAAGTTTTTTTAAAGATGATTTGTTTTTTATAGAGTTTGATCAATTTTTTATGTATAAAAATAAAGATGGGTGGCACTCTCATTCTAAATATTGTATGATTAAGCCAATACCTAAAACTGAATTTTACTTACAAACACATGAAGACGAAGAACCTTTAATAGGTATAGTTAAATATTCAAACAAATACCTAAATAGTCAAGGAATTAAAGAGGGAGATAAGGTTTCATTTCAACCTGATTCAGAATATGAATTTAAAGTAGATAATGAAAAATTATATAGAATGTTTGATAGCAATATAACTCTAGTATTATGATATATATAGAAGATGATTTTTTGCCCAATAATTTGTTTGAAGAATTACTAAATCATTCTAACAATTTTAATAAAGTTGATACTCCAGGTAAATCTTTTTGGGTAAAAGAAACTCCAGAGGAAATTCAATCTTTTATTTTAAAAAAATTAGAAAAAATTGAAGGTAAAAAAATAAACAATATACTTTCTTTTATTAGAGAAGCTAAGTTAAATCAAGACGATGATTGGAGAATTCATAACGACTCTATAATTGAAAATCAAAAGCCCGAAAGAGCTGTTGTTTTTTATATTAAATCTGAAGACTTAGGATTATCTGGAACATCTTTTTGGAGTCATAAAAAATATGGCGATGTATTTCCTAATGATTTAAACGAAGATGAATTTAACAGACTTTTGACGGAAGATTCTAATAATTCAGAATTATGGAATTTAAAATCAGTTATAGGGTTTAAAGAAAACAGGCTTTTATCTTATCCTTGTAATTATTTTCATAGTAAGTTTCCTAATAGATTTATTAAGCCTAGAATTGTTTTAGTAATGTTTTATAATTTTGATAATGAATAATACAGATTTAAAATTAGAAATAATAAAAGCTGGTAAAAAAGCAGTTAAAGAACTTATTAAAGTTGCTAATGAAAGTATATTAAAAAAAGATTTAGATGATTTATCTCCTGATATTGCTGCAGATAGATTAAAAAATGCAGCAGCATCTAAAAAATTAGCAATATTTGATGCTTTTGAAATATTAACTAGAATAGAAGCTGAAAAAGAATTATTGGGAGAAGAAGTAGAAAATAAAAAAGACACAACATTAAGAGGTTTTGCAGAAAGAAGATCAACATAATTTATATAAGGAGTTAAAAGATATTATTCCTAAAAGTGTGATTAGCGTAAAAAACAAAGCTAAATCGTGGGGCTATGGATATAATGAAAAATATGATGTAGTTGTAATTTCAAAATCAGGTCAAATTGAAAATATAGTTTCAATTAACGGACTTAAAATTGCCTTGCCTAAAGCTCCTTCAAAAATACACAAAAGAGACTCTAGCCATAAAAATCAATATTGGGAAAGATTTGAGTATTCTAAACAGCTTCAAAAAATTCAATCAATTTTTCAATGGCACGAAGCGCCATCATCTTTTAAAAATACATGGGTTGATTATATAGAAAAAGAATTTGACAGAAGAGAAGAAGGTTTTTGGTTTTACAACAACGGCTTTAAAACTTATATTACTGGATCTCATTATATGTATTTGCAATGGACTAAAATTGATGTTGGATACCCAAATTTTAGAGAAGCCAATAGGTTATTTTATTTGTATTGGGAAGCATGTAAGGCTGATTCTCGCTCTTTTGGAATATGTTATTTAAAAATTAGGCGTTCAGGATTTTCTTATATGGGAAGCGAAGAGTGTGCCAATATAGCAACAATATCTAAAGATTCAAGAATTGGAATACTATCTAAAACCGGGGCGGATGCTAAAAAAATGTTTACAGATAAAGTTGTTCCTATATCGAACAATTATCCTTTTTTCTTTAAACCTGTTCAAGATGGAATGGACAAGCCTAAAACTGAATTAGCATTTAGAGTTCCCGCCTCAAAGATTACTAAAAAAAATATGTATTCCGAAGAAGTTGATTTAGTTGAAGGGTTAGATACGACTATTGATTGGAAGAATACAGGAGATAATAGTTATGATGGAGAAAAGCTTAAACTTTTAGTTCATGATGAATCAGGAAAATGGGAAAGACCAAATAACATTCTTAACAACTGGAGAGTAACTAAAACTTGCTTAAGATTAGGTAGTAAAGTAATTGGTAAATGTATGATGGGAAGTACATCGAACTCATTAGAAAAAGGCGGTGATTCATTCAAAAAATTATTTTATGATTCTGATATAAATAATAGAAACGCTAATGGTCAAACCAAAAGCGGTTTATATTCATTGTTTATACCCATGGAATGGAACATGGAAGGCTTTATTGATTTATACGGCATGCCTGTATTTTATGCTCCCAAAGATAAAACTGTTGATGTATATAAAGATGTAATAACTCAAGGAGCTATTGATTATTGGGAAAACGAAGTAGAGTCATTAAAAAATGATGCAGATGCTTTAAATGAGTTTTATAGACAATTTCCCAGATCAGAATCACACGCTTTCAGAGACGAAAGCAAACAATCTTTATTTAATCTACAAAAAATATATCAACAAATAGATTATAATGAATCTTTAATTAAAGATCAATTTATTACACGGGGTTCTTTTTCCTGGAAAAATGGAGTTAAAGACACAGAAGTAATATTTTCTCCTAATGATAGAGGTAGGTTTTATGTAACCTGGACTCCAAACAAACAGCTTCAAAACAAAAAATTATATAAGCAAGGTAAAGCTTTTCCAGGGAATGAACATATGGGTGCTTTTGGATGTGACAGTTATGATATATCGGGAGTTGTTGGAGGAGGAGGATCTAATGGTGCTTTACACGGAATGACTAAATTCCATATGGATGAGGGGCCTACAAATGAGTTTTTTTTAGAATACATAGCTAGACCTCAAACAGCAGAAATATTTTTTGAAGATGTTTTAATGGCTTGTGTGTTTTATGGAATGCCCATACTTATAGAAAACAATAAACCCCGTCTATTGTATCATTTTAAAAATAGAGGATATAGAGGTTATTCTATGAACAGGCCAGATCGTGTTTACAACAAATTGTCTGGATCCGAAAAAGAATTAGGAGGCATACCGAATTCAAGCGAAGACATAAAACAAGCTCACGCGGCAGCAATTGAATCTTACATAGAGCAACATGTGGGGTTAGATTTTTTGGGAAGCTTCAGAGATTCCGATGTGATGGGTTCAATGTATTTTACCAGAACACTAGAGGACTGGGCTAGGTTTAATATTAACAACAGAACAAAGTTTGATGCCTCTATAAGTTCAGGGTTAGCAGTAATGGCTAATCAGAAATCACTTTACCAGCCCATTAAAAATAAATCAAAAATAAAACTTAACTTTGCAAGATATGACAATAAGGGAAGTTATAGCCAAATTATAAGATAAATGGAGGACGTTAAAATCTCAATAAACCCTCAAGGGTTCCCAAGCCAGTTTGTATCAGATTCAGTTAAAAAGAAATACGAATTTGGACTACAAATAGGTCAAGCTATACAATATGAATGGTTTCGCAAAGACGGAGGTCAAAGCAGATTTTACAATCAATGGGCTGATTTTCATAGATTACGCCTATATGCCAGAGGAGAACAGTCAGTTCAAAAATACAAGAATGAATTAGCAATTGATGGTGATTTAAGTTATTTAAACTTAGATTGGACTCCAGTTCCTATTATCCCAAAATTTGTAGATATAGTTGTAAATGGAATGGCTGATAGGTTGTTCAAGGTCAGGGCATATGCTCAAGATGCCATGTCTACAGATCGAAGAAGTGATTATCAGTCTACATTAGAAAAAAATATGTTAGCCAAACCTGTTATGAAACAAGTTCAACAAGGTTTAGGAATAAATACTTTTGCTATGAGCGAGGAAGAAATTCCAGAGTCTGATGAAGAGCTGACTTTGCACATGCAATTAAAATACAAACCAGCCATTGAAATAGCTGAAGAAGAAGCAATTAATACGGTTTTAGCTGAAAACAGGTACTATGATTTACAAAAAAGATTATACTATGATCAGATGGTTCTTGGAGTTTCTATGTGTAAGCATTCTTTTTTACCAGGAGCTGGAATTAAAATAGATTATGTTGATCCGGCTAATGTTGTTTATAGCTATACTGAAGATCCTTATTTTCAAGATTGTTTTTATTGGGGGGAAATCAAAACTCTTCCTATCATTGAGCTGAAAAAAATAGATACTAGCTTGACTAGAGCGGATATGGATGAAATATCTAAATACAGTCAAAGCTGGTATGACTATAATAACACTGCTCAATATTATAACAATAGTTTATTTAGCAAAGACAGTGCTACTGTTTTATTTTTTAATTACAAAACGACAAACACTTTTACTTACAAGAAAAAAACAAATTCAGTAGGAGCTGAAAAAGTAATAGAAAAAGAAGACACTTTTGATCCAACGGTAGAAATGCAAGAGGAGGGTAATTTTGAGAAAATAACTAAAACTATTGATGTATGGTATGAAGGAGTTATGGTTATGGGAACAAACATTTTATTAAAATGGGAAATGGCAGAAAACATGGCTAGACCAGCTTCTGCTTCTCAAGAAGTGTATCCTGAATTTATAGCTGCTGCTCCCAGAATGTATAAAGGAGTTTTAGAGTCTTTAGTAAGAAGAATGATTACCTTCGCGGATTTAATTCAAATTACTCATTTAAAACTACAACAAGTAATTTCAAGAGTAGTTCCTGACGGAGTTTTTATTGATGCAGATGGATTAAATGAAGTAGATTTAGGAACAGGTCAAGCATATAACCCTGAAGATGCATTAAGAATGTTTTTTCAAACAGGTAGTGTTATTGGAAGAAGCTATACACAAGATGGAGATTTCAATCAAGCCAAGGTTCCTATTCAACAACTAAATAGTAATTCTGGTCAAGGAAAGATTCAAAGTTTAGTAGGTACATATAATCATTACATGCAAATGCTAAGAGATGTAACTGGCCTAAATGAAGCAAGAGACGGAGCTACTCCTGATAGCTATTCATTGGTAGGGTTACAAAAACTTGCAGCATTAAGCAGCAACACTGCAACAAGACATATTTTAGATGCAGGTATAGGTCAAAGTGAAAGACTATGCACAGCTTTATCTACAAGAATTGCTGATTTATTAGAATACTCTGAGTTTAGAGAGGAATTTGTAAACCAAGTTGGAAAGTTTAATGTAGGAATATTAAATGAGATTTCTAAACTATACTTGAGCGATTTCGGAATTTTTATTGAAATCACTCCAGATGAAGAGCAGCAAAGATTATTAGAGCAAAATATACAAATGGCGCTTTCAAAAGAAGATATAAACTTAGAAGATGCAATTGATATTAGGGAAATAAAAAATATCAAACTTGCAAACCAAATGCTTAAGATTAGAAGGAAGGCTAAACAAGACCAAGAGCGCCAAGCAAAAGCGGCAGCGGCTCAGCAACAATCACAAATTAACATGCAATCTCAACAAATGGCTGCTCAGACAGCTATGCAAAAATTGCAAATGGAAACTCAGGCTGCTATTCAAATTGAACAAGCAAAAGCCAATTATAGTGTAGAAAAAATGAAAGGCGAAGCTGCAATAAAATCTGAACTGATGAAGTTAGAATTTGATTTGCAAATGCAAATTCAAGGAGTTCAACAAGAGGGTTTGAAGCAGAGAGAAAATCAAAGAGAAGAAGCTAAATCAAAAAGAATAACACAAGCTAACACAGAGCAATCAAAATTAATAGAACAGCGTAAAAACAATCTACCCCCTGTTACTTTTGAGTCTAATGAAGATAGTTTAGATGGTTTTGACTTAGCGGAGTTTGAGCCTAGATAAGCTTAAAATAATAATTAAATATAATAGTAACTTTGTAAAAATTAAATCAAATGGAAATTAAAGTAAGTGAAGTAAATCCGATTGCAGAAAAATCTGTACAGGAAGTAGAGGAAAAACTACTAAAAAAACATGAAGAAGAATTGTCACAAGAAGATAATTCGAATAAAGAGACTGCTGCGGAAGTTGCTGAAGAGCAATCTGCAGAACAAAATACCGACATTAAGTCGGAAGTTGAACGTCCAACTATAAAAGACGAAGACGTTCTTTCATATATTAAAAATAGATATGACAAAGACATAAATTCTGTTGATGACTTGTTTTCTCAAAAAGAAAACACAGAGTCTTTACCTGAAGAAGTGTCTAAGTATTTAGATTTTAAAAAGAAAACAGGAAGGGGTTTTAATGATTTTGTCAAAGTAAATAAAAATTACGATGAAATTTCAGACGAACAACTTTTAAAGGAGTACTATTCTTTAACTGAATCTGATTTAGATAGTGAAGATATTCAATATTTGATGAATGATAAATTCGGATATGATGAAGATCTTGATGATGAAAAAGATGTAAAGAAAAAGAATATTGCAAAAAAACGAGAAGTTTCTAAAGCTAAAAAATATTTAAACGATCTGAAGGAAAACTATTCAGTTCCTCTTGAGTCAAGTGGGAGCTCTATTCCAAAAGAAACTTTAAACGAATTAGAAAAGTATAAGGAATTTCTTAATCAATCTAAAACCACCCAAGAAGCTAACCAGAGAAAGAATGATTACTTTTTGAAGCAAACTGATAAAGTTTTTGATTCCGAGTTCAAAGGTTTTGAGTTCAATGTAGGAGATAAAAAAATATCGTACGCATATGGTGACACTTTAGAGATGAAGGCTAAACAGAAAGACCTTAATAATTTTGTAAAAAATTATGTAGGTGAAGACGGTTTAATTAAAGACGCTTCAGGATGGCATAGAGCATTAAGTGCTGCTATGAATCCTGAAAAATTTGCTCAGTATTTTTATGAGCAAGGCAAGGCAGATGCTATTGGAGATGTTTCGAAGAAAAGTAAAAACATCAACATGAATGTAAGGCAAACACCTCAAGCAATAGGCGACACTGGATTTAAAGCAAGACAAGTCTCTGATACAAGTGGAAGAGGATTGAAAATTAGAAGCAAAAAGAATAAATAAAAAACTTAAAAAATTATTATTATGGCAGTAGATGCAGTACCTGGGTTTGACTTACAACCAAGTTCGGAACAGGTCTTATTACAGACAAACTATATCGCAAATTTTGATTTCTTAAATCAGTATTTACCTGATACTTATGAAAAAGAATTTGAAAGATATGGAAACAGAACAGTAGCATCATTCTTAAGAATGGTAGGCGCTGAAATGCCTTCTAACTCTGACCTTATTAAATGGGCGGAGCAAGGAAGACTACACACTAAATATACAGATGTAACTTCAGCTGCAGCAGCAGGAGCAGCAGTAGCTGTTTTAACTATCGGAGATGCTTTAGTACCTGGTACAGGTAGTATAGCAATCAGAGTTGGTCAGACAGTTATGTTATCAGATAGTTCTTTAAATTCAACAAACAGTAACAAAGCTATTGTTACAGCCGTTGATACAGCTAACGCAACTATTGATGTAGCATACTATGAAGCAGCAGGCCAGACAATGGCAGCAGGAGTACAATGTTCACTGTTTATTTATGGTTCAGAGTTCCAAAAAGGAGCTATCGGAATGGAAGGTCAGCTAGAAGCTGATGACTTCATTTTTGAAAATTCACCAATTATCATTAAAGACCGTTACGCAGTATCTGGTTCTGACATGGCTCAAATTGGATGGATTGAAGTAACAACTGAAAATGGTGCAACAGGTTTCTTGTGGTACTTAAAATCAGAGCATGAAACTAGACTTCGTTTTGAAGATTATCTAGAAACAGCTATGGTTGAGG